CCAGGAGCTTGCCGGAGCTCTCTCACCGGAGGGAAATGGCAAGATCGTCTGGCTCGGTAACCTGGTACATCCCAATTACTCCATCTGCCAGTTTCAGGAGCTCATATTAGGCGATTTACGGGCCGATAATCCAGATTTCGCCTCTGGATACCAGTCGGTTCTGAAAACGCACCAAAAAGCGATATTGCGATTCTCTCTCGAAGATATGTATGGCAAGTCCAACTGGGAGGAGCAATACCCTACTGCCACTCTTCCTAACCTGCGAGCCAAGTTCGGACATACCGGTTATCAGAGGGAGATGCTAGGTCAGCCGGTGATCGAAGGGAATATCTTCAAGAACCACTGGTTCACTAAGTATAGAACCTTACCTGAACCATCCCAGATGAAGCGAGTCTGGCTCTATGCCGATCCTGCCTGGGGAGAGAAGGGTTGTTACAAAGCTGTCATCTCCGTAGGCTATGATGGTAACAGGTTCTACGTTATCCATGTCTGGATACGTCAGACCGAGAACACCAAGTTCTTCAGATACTACTTTGATGCCTATCAGGAGTTGGATAGAGTTTACAGAGTGAAAGCCAGAGCCGCCTGTGAAACTACCTATGGTCAGGCACGTATCCTTGCTGACTTCGATCGGTGGGCTACAGATAACAATCTGCCACCAATGAGCCATAGAATCAAGCGGATAGACAACAAAGACAACAAGAATCTGCGCATAGAGAGAACCGAGACCATCATCGAAACAGCTAAGATACTCTTTCCTGAGGGTCAGGACACACCAACCCTGATAAGTCAGTTTCTTACCTATCCAGATGGCTATATCGATGGCTGTGATGCACTGGCAGGATGTTTGGAGAGGTTCTCTGAATACGATATCGGTAGGAACAGAGTCAAAGTTAGGAGATTCAGTTTCTAATGAACTACTACGATCAGCTCATGCTTGAATATTATCGAGTCCTGAACAATGCCTGGAAATCCGAAATCAAGGATGTAGCCAGGCTTGCCATCCAGATGATGAGTGACATGCCTCGTGCCGAGAAGATCAACAAGGACTCCATAGATAAGCTTATGGGCATCATCAATACTCAGTTGGGAGATGACTTCGCAGCACTGGTCAATGAGCCCACCAAAGCGATAATAGACCGCTGTGTGCGGCTCGGACTGAGGGACACTCAAGTGCAAGCTCCAACCAAGACCAGCATCGGGCTCTGGGGCATTGAAGATCAGCATCTCTCATCCACCATTCAGAAGCAGCAGTTGTTCTGGATCGGTAATCACTTTGAAGCGGATATCCGGCAGAACTTTGCAGATACCCTATCCAAAGCCATCGAGAAGGGCTATACCAAAGAGATGCTTGCCGATAACCTCAAAGACCAGTTCAGCGACCTCGCCAACCGATCGTCCCACTACTGGCAGGGACTGGCAGAGCACACTGCCCTCAGAATACGTGAGTTCGGAAGGCTGCAAGGCTACAAGAAAGCCAAAGCCAAATACTACAAGCTCGTGGTGATCATGGATGACCGCACCAGTGACATCTGCAGGGCATTGGCAGCCCAGGATAAGATCTATCCTCTAAACAATGCAATCGAGGTGATGGATAACCTTATGGCTCTAGACACCAAGTCCAACAGCCTGGATGATGCCAGAGACTACATCAAAGCCCTCGCTCCCTGGATCAAAGAGGATCAGATCGAATACGACTCAGAGATGAACCCGGTTGGTGTCTCAGGAGCGCATACACCCTTTCCACCGTTTCATTGGAAGTGTAGGACGACGACAGAAGTCCTCTGACGATACATTTTAAAGAGCTTGAAGTATACTAATATTCAACCTCTATGATGTACACTGCTGGCTTGAACTTCTCTACTAAGGAGGAAAGTGAACTGCTGGCTTGGGTGGTTTTGCTGATTCTAATATCGTCACTAAGAAGACCAATCAAATTGTTTAAATATGATGTTTTAACAGCGTAGGAGACATTCTCGGCTTGTGATATCTTTGCATTAACCACTCCAATCACGTTACCAGAGGAGTTAAACAGAGGACCGCCACTATTACCTGGCTGTGCTGGTGCACTGAATTGATAGCTTGAAACATCGCCTTGATACCCAGTAACAGAGCTTATTATTCCGTTTGTAACCTTGATCTCATTTCCCATAACTTGAGTTAAGGGATATCCCATACAAAACACAGATTCACCTGTTCTATTTAGTGCATCGTCGAATCCGTAAGGTAAAGAACTACCGTACCCCAATGATAATCCGTTGACTTTTATAATGCAAAGATCGTTGTTAGCGTCTGAAACGGACACAGTCGCCGCTAATCGGGTTTTGCTTCTATTGTTATCTATTACGTATATCTTTTTAGCGTTTTTAACAACATGATGACAAGTCACGATATAGCCTTTAGTGCTTAGCAGAAAACCTGTACCAGTACTAGATGAGAAGTCAGACCCAGTATCTACGATGTCTTTGGGGAAAGTCCTAATATAACTGATATCTTGTTTATTACTTTGGTTCCAAGGGATATAAGAAACTGTAAAAGAACCACTGTTCGTAAATACTAATTCGGCGGGAGTGCTGTACTTATCAAGTTTCACCCAATCTCCAAGAAACACACCTTGCAGAGCAGTGGATTCAACAATCCCTATTACATCGCCTTCTTTCCAACTTCGCACGCCGCCCATACCCGACAAATAATTGATGTAGTATTTGTCATTGGGTGCGTTTTTATAAATTCCGATTTTAAACTTGTACCCATTATCTGCAGTTATTGCCTGATAAACTCCCTCATAAGGCTTTATCCCTCTTTTATTCCATTCTTCTTTGAGTTTTGTTTCAGTAAATCCATCCATCACTAGCTGCCCTTGGAAAGATTTCCCTTTGCCCCAGTCTAATTTGTAGGCGGTAGCTATGAGCCGATCAGGTCCATATTGGTTATCCCAGTAGGAGTCCAGTATTAGCCAGTTCCCGCCGATTTCCCTACACTCTCGTTGTGCTTGTGTTATTAAAGTACTTTTGTAACCATAATCCTGAATCTGTATTGTCCCGATTTTCTCTGCAAAAGGTAAGTGAGTTGCCGGAATCACATAACCGATATCTTCCCAATAAACAGTCTCAAAGTAGTCCCTGGGAGGATAGCTCTTTATTGGAACCACCCTAGTTTCGACTGCTACATTCATACCGCAGCCATGCATCATTAACAATACAATGATAAATCCGCAGAACTTAAGTACTGACTTCATGATAACCTCCTGGGTCATTTATTGTCGCTCTGATCCTATTGATCAATTGTTCTTTCAGGTTCGTATTACTCACCCAAAGAATATGGTTATATTGCCTGGTATCAAAGTGAAGATTGTTTTTATCACTGTCTTTGCAACACCAGATAACAGGTTTCCCAAGCCCTAAGGCATAGCCAGCCTCGAAGTAAACACCACCTCTTTGAAATGTAAAATCTGCAATTATAAAATCAGATCTTTTTATCTCAGCCAGAACCAAATCGCATATCTTGTCATTATGTTCTTCTCTATCAATTCTAAACGGGTTAAATCCTGTTTCTACAACTGCTGGTGCGATTGCAGTATTGTATACTTCATCTAGGTCACCATCGCCAAATTTCATAGCTATGAACACCTGCTTAGTTTTTGTAAGCCCTGATGTTAACTTGTCGAGTCTGTCCCACCCGCTTAACTCGAGCTTCAAGGTATATTCGTCTGAGTTGCTAACATGTTGACTATAAATGTAGCCGCGTTCTTTTGCAAACTGGATCAGAGCTTGTAGCTCATTCTGATTCTTAATATAAAGCATTGGGTGGTCCGTGGGAGTCACTCGCACCTTACTGCCGATCTGGTTTGTTCTTTTATGCAGAAACAGCAAAAGTACATCAATCAATTCTAGAGGGCTATTAGGGATTCTCACGCTTTGCTTGATTCTGTCAATATCTTCTATCTTCAGAATTTCGGAAATTACCCCAGTGTCTTCATAAAGATGCCTAAGGGCAATGCTTAAAGCTATGTCTGGTGCTGGTCTTTGATTGTTGTCATGCGGAAAGAAATGCCCCTTCATCCTCCATCCGCTTATTTTAAATTCTCCGCAGTGATTGCAATTAAATCGGAAACGGTCGCCGTCACTTTGATACCAATAATGATCGGTGTTTAGTAAGTAGCCGCAAATCGGACATGCTGATGTTTCGTTTTCCATAAATACTCCATTGTCTATAGATCTATTGACCTGGTATATCATCGAAAATCATCCCTTATTCAGAATTGTTAAGCACTGGCTCTTGCTTATACGTCACCCCAAACATAGTTTCCTGCAGCCACTTCTGAAATGATAAATTATCGCTATATTGTCCATAGAGTTGCGTATGATCCTTCAGATAGGCCAGCAAGATCTCCTGTAGCGCTTTATTGTGCTCGATACGGGCATTCTGTCTGTCCGAATGCAGGATCGCGTTTTGATAGGCAGGGTTCTTTCTCAGCTGTTCGGGGATGTCCACTGTGATCAATTGCCTGATCTTGTCCGCATCGCTCCAGGCGACGTTACCAAAGAGGTCGTTGAACTGCTTGAGGATGTTGCTCAGCAGGTCCAGTTCAGCCTCAGGTTTGCCACCTCCGCCCGTAGTTGAGAAGGGATCAATGGTTCCGTTTTCATTCTCCAACTTGATCCGCTGGGGCGTAAGTTTTTCCACCCGATAACTATCCATATCGATGGCTTCCAGGATACCATGGGACAGATCATCATCTTTGGGAGCGGGGAGTTTGGGGATCAGGAAAGTGAGGAAGATGGAAAGCTTCTCCCATTCCTGAACATTATAGGGCAGAAGAGGCGAAAGGTAATTATAGGTGCGTACGAAGGCCTTGGCCTTGCCTTTGAAATCCACTTGTTTGTCCTCATCAAGATCAGATCTATACACCGCCACGCAGGCGTCCAGGATAGGGTCCAGCCGCTCTCTGGGCTGATTGTTGAGGAAGAACTCCACCAAAAAGTTCACGTCGTCCGGCCCATATACCTGATATCCATCCAGAGCGGTTTTCAGGTCATGGACCTTATTGGGGTCGGTCTCATCGCTGAGGATGGTGCTGCGGTAGTAATCCTGGAAAGCCACTTTGATCGTTTCGGTGTTGTTGATGAAGTCCAGCACGAAAGTATCATGTTTTTGGGGATGTGCCCTGTTCAGCCGGGAAAGGGTCTGCACTGCCTTGATCCCCTCCAGGGTCTTGTCCACATACATGGTGTGCAGCAGCGGCTCGTCGTAGCCTGTCTGGAATTTGTCGGCCACGATCAGAAAGCGATAGGGGTCTTCCCGGAAGGTATGGGCGATCTGGTTGCTGGGGAATCCATTCAAACTGGACTCCGTCACTTTCTGGCCTCCGTATTCATGCTCGCCGGAAAAGGCCACCACAGCTTTGTAGGGATATTTGGCTTCTTTCAGATATTCGCAAAAGGCGTGATAATACTCGATGGCCAGCATTATCCCGTTGGTGATCACCATTGCCCTGGCTTTACCACCGATCTTGCCACCCCCAACCACGTTCTCGTGGAAATGGTCGATCATGATCTCCGCTTTCTTGCGGATGGCATATTCGTGACCCTCAACATACTTGCGCAGCTTCTTCTGGGCTTTCTTAACGTCATATTGGGGATCGTCACCCACGACCTTGGTCAGCTTGTAAAAACTCATGATCGGGGTATAATTGGTGAGCACGTCCAGGATGAATCCTTCCTCAATCGCCTGTTTCATGGTATAGCTGTGGAAGGGTAGATGCATCACCTGTTCGCCCTCTTTTCTGGCCTCGCCGAAGATCTCCAGGGTCTTGTTCTTAGGGGTGGCGGTAAAGGCGAAATAATCGGCGTTAGAGAGCATTTTGCGGCTTTGCATGATCTGGTTGATCTTGTCCTGGATGCTCATTTCATCATACTCGTCCTCATTGCTCGCAACCTCGGACAGGACTGTCTGCATCTTGGCGCTGATCTTGCCGCCCTGGCTGGAATGGGCTTCGTCGATGATGATGGCAAATCTGTTGCCCCGATGCTCGTTACCGATCTCTTTCAGGATAAAGGGGAACTTCTGCACCGTGCTGATGATGATCTTTTTTCCCGAGGTGATGAATTTTCTCAGATCGCCGGAGTCCTCCGCGTGGTCAACCACTGATTTCACCTGGGCAAATTGCTTGATTGTATCCTGTATCTGCTTGTCCAGTATCCTTCTGTCGGTTACTACAATGATGGAGTCAAAGAGTGGCTTGCCCTCCCGTTTGATCCCGATCAGCTGATGCGCCAGCCAGGCGATGGAATTGCTTTTCCCGCTGCCCGCGCTATGCTGGATCAGATAGCGCTTGCCCAGGTCCGCTTCATCCACATCGGCCAACAGTTTCCGCACCAGGTCCAGCTGGTGGTAGCGGGGAAAAACCTGTTTGCGGTTCGTTCTTCCTTTTTGGTCCTTTTCCTCGATAACCTGGGCGTAATTCTCGATGACATCGCTCAGGTTGGCTTTGGTGAGGGTATCCTTCCACAGGTAATCCGAGGCCAGCCCATCCGGATTGGGCGGATTCCCGGCGCCATCCTTGTAGCCTTTGTTGAAAGGCAGAAACCAGGAATTCTTTCCCCTCAGATGGGTGCACATCCGCACGTCCACATCATCAACCGCGAAATGCACCATACAGCGCCCAAACTGGAACAGCGGTTCCCGTGGTTCACGGTCCCTGCGGTATTGCTGCATGGCATCATGCACAGTCTGCTTGGTGAGGGAGTTTTTCAGTTCAAAGGTCATGATCGGCAGGCCGTTGATGAAGAGGCAGAGGTCCAGAGCCAGCGCTTGCTCGGAGAGGCTGTAACGGAGCTGGCGGGTAATGCTGAAGATATTGTTTTGGTAGAGTTCGACTGCTTTCTGGTTTTCCGGGGAGGGCGTCAGATAGTACAGTTCCACAGAGGCGGAAAGGTGTTCGATACCCTTCCTCAGAACGTCGATCGTGCCCCGCTTGGCGATCTCGCTTTGCACCCGGTGCAAAAACTTCTTTCTTTTCTCGCCTTCAACTTCTATTCCCAAGCGCTCAACCTTGTCCGGCTGGGTCGCTTGCAGGAACTTCATCAGTTGAACTATGTCCAGGCAATGCTCCCGGTCGTAGTCCTGGGGGGAACCCTTGACATATTGACCCTCCTTGACGAGGCTCTCGACGATCAGGCTTTCCAGACCGTATTCGCTGGTGTCAGTCGGCATTTTCGCTCTCCTCAATGAGTTCTGCATCTACCTCAAACTCTTGTTCCAATTCATATTCAGGAATGTCAGGAACGTCAACATCACGTACATCCATTTGACCGGTTACCACATCGGAGATCAGGCGAGTTTGGAGGGAGCTTAGGAGTTCTATTGATCTGTTCAAGGTGTTAATTTTGCGGTTGATTTTTTCGATATGACTGTTTAGATAATCTACAATGCTTAGTTGTTCATCGGAAGACGGATACAAAACATTGTATTTCTTGAGTTTATCTATAGTAAACCGAGTCATTGCACCGCCTGTTAAAGACGATAAAAGATGACTCTTAAATACTGTTGAGTTCAAAAAATATACCAAGTATCTGGGCTTCAGATGACTGAGTGTTCTGATCAATGCTACGCTGGAAAGTAAAGAAAACTGCTCTTCTATGTTATTAATCGTTGCAATTCCAGCTGTTGCACCATCCTTAATATATAACACATCACCCTTTGTAACTGGGCATCTTCTATAGATTGGTTCATGATCAGCTGCACTGATGAACGAGATATCTGAAAGATCAACCCCCTGTTCTTTAATGTTCTTAGCTGTTATGTACATAAAATCGCCTGAGTCATAACTTTTAGGGCTAAAATGAGTGCCATCGACAATTAGTGAACAAACCTTAGCCAGTGAGCTGTGTTGCCAATCCTCAGGCATCATGCCCAACCAGTCAATACCGCTGTCCTTGTACTTGGGATAGGGTTTCCCAGTGCGGACATCGATCTTGCCTGTCACAGCGTCATTGATGATGGCCTGCTTCAGTTCCTTGAGCAACTCTATCTGCCTCTTCTTGATGCGGATGTACTTGTTGATCTGGTAGTTTTTAAAATCGAGGAACCTCCCAATTTGAACCTGATCATGGAACGGGGGGAGTATAACCAGGGTGCTTCTAAAATCTGCACGACTTAAAACATACCTCGTTGTTCCGTTGCACAGCAGAGAAAATTGGTTCAGAACATGGTAGTTGTTTCCAATATACTTCGAAAATCTCAAATCAAACTCTTGATAAGGTTTGAATTTTGCTAAATGGTAACTAAACACAGCATTGGGTAAATCTTCGGTGACTACAGCTGACCAGCCAATATCATGTCTTGTCTCTGAACTTGGTGTAAAGAGTATATCACCCTTTTTGAGTCTGTATTCCATTATTTTCCGGTGAGTCGTAGTTACAACCATATATCTCTTATTAGAGTCCAACGAGTGCTTTGAATTATTATAAACATCCAGATAATTTACCATACTTACTGAAGGCTCGTCTTCATTAGATTTCTTGTCAATTCCGCTTGATGAGAAACGTCCCAACACACCGAGTTTGAATATACCCCAACTATCTGGGATTTCGTCTACTGACGGCATGATACTTGGCTTGTACCGAGCATATTTCCCTATTTTTCGAATACTCGTTGAGCTCATCAATGTAATCCTACCAGTATCTCGTTTAGCAGCCCATCGCCTTCTTTCTCCAGCGCTACAATGTCCTTCACGATCTCCTCAATCGTCCGCATGGGCGTGGGCTTGTAGAAGTATTTGGTGAAGCTGATCTCATAGCCGATGTTGGTTTTGCTCTCGTCCACCCAGGCGTCTGGAGCGTAGGGCTGCACTTCCCTCTGGATGAAGGCTGCGATGCCGCCCTCTTCCAGCAGGGATATCTGTTCAGAATCCCGTAGGTCGGAGTCCGGCTCGTACTCTACCACCCGGGGCTGGCCTTTGATCGTTTTCTCAAACAGGCCATGCAGGGGATAGGGTTGAGTGCCCCGGGGATGGATCTTGCGGATCACAGGAATGCCTTCTTCCGAGACCAAACCCTGATCTTTGAAGGCCTTGATCTCGCTTTTGGAATAGGCTGTCTCAGGATCAGCGCCCTTCACCCGCAGCGGCCTTTCCACCACGCATTTCCAATAACCAAAGGACTCATTGGGGAATATCTTGGACTGTTCGGTCTCTTTGAATTCGATGAAAGTCTTTGTGATCCGCGTAATGTGCTCTTCGGTGAACTCCCGGTTGCGCTTGCCCAGGTTGCGGCGCAGGGGGCTATACCACTGGCTGGCATCGATAAGCTGGACCTTGCCTTGGCGGTAGGGGGCTTTGCGGTTGGTTAGGAACCACACGTAGGTGGTGATGCCGGTATTGTAGAAGATATTATCAGGCAGTTGGACAATAGCTTCCAGCCAGTCGTTCTCGATGATCCAGCGGCGGATGTTGCTTTCGCCTTGCCCGGCGTCTCCGGTGAAGAGAGCGCTGCCATTATGGACCTCGGCGATGCGGCTGCCCAGAGTGGTGTTTTGCTTCATCTTGGAGAGCATATTTACAAGGAACATCATCTGTCCGTCACTGGTGCGGGTGAACATCTTGTATTCCGGATCGCCATTATGTTGAACGAGGAAGCGGGGATCGGTGATCTCCTTTTTACCGCCCATCTTTTCCTGATCGACCTTCCAGTCCGCTCCGTAGGGTGGATTGGACATCATGAAATCAAAGGTGTGGGAGGGGAAGCCGTCACGGGATAGCGTGGAGCCCAGCCGGAAGTTCTCAGCTTCGCTGCCGCCACCCTTGATGATGATGTCGGCTTTGGTGAGGGCATAGATCTCGGGATTAACTTCCTGGCCATAGAGATGGATCGACACGTCCTTGCCATGCTCTTTGGCAATCCTGGTCAATCTGTCTTCAGCCACCGTGAGCATGCCGCCGGTTCCGCAAGCTCCGTCATAGACCAGGTAGGTGCCGGATTCGATCTTATCCGCAATGGGCAGAAAGATCATATCCGCCATCAGGTTTACCACATCCCTGGGTGTGAAGTGTTGTCCTGCCTCTTCGTTGTTCTCTTCGTTGAATTGGCGGATCAGTTCCTCAAACACCGTGCCCATGGTATGGTTGTCCAGAGCGGGATGGATCTCCTTTCCGGTGGCGTCTTTGATCGGCAATGGAGAAAGGTTGATCGAGGTATCCAGAAACTTCTCGATCAGGCTGCCCAAAACATCCGCATTGGAGAGGGTTTCCACCTGATTACGGAAGCCGAAGTTCTTGATGATATCCTGCACGTTAGGAGAAAAGCCGTCCAGATAGGCCTCGAAATCAGCCTTCAGATGCTGCTGTTTGGACCTGGCTTTCAGGTCCCGCAGGGTAAAGGGTGAGATATTGTAAAACGATTGTCCGGCTGCCTGGCATAAGGCTGCATCCTGATTGGCGATCCCGGCATCATCAAGTTGTTTCTTTTGCCTTAAAACATCCTGCTTGGTGGGTTCAAGCAAGATATCCAACCTGCGGATCACGGTCATGGGCAGGATAACATCCCGGTATTTGCCTCTGGTATATACGTTTCTCAGTACCGCATCCGCTATACCCCAAATGAAACCTACAATCTGGCTAAACTGCGCTTTGTGCATAATTGCCTACCTTTTATATTCTCTCTTTGTTGTTCTGTTTACACTGGCTTCTATCTGTATGACTGTAGCCGCATTGTATCCTACTGCCTGCAATGCTCTTCTGATGTGTGTGATAATCGTGTTAGCTGAGCCATGCCCCTCTGCGTAATATCCTCCCTCCAGCGAGAATGACTCATAAAAATCTTTACTGCTGTTTGTGATGGACATGGTCTTAGGTAGAGACGCTTTCAGTAAGTCGGGCAGAAATCTGGCATAGATCACTTTCTTGGCTTCCCACCAGTATTTCACCGGATACCACTGATCAATTACGTAGATGCGGTTGATCTTGCGATAGGTGTAATCATCATCAATTGTACCAATAACCAGGTCCGGAGATGATGTTTGTTGTGTGGGTTTTTTATCAGGGCGGAAGACAATGGGGTTGTTTGTTGATGTATTGTCATCAGGTTTGATGCCGGATTTGTAATCCCAAAGCCGTTTTATCTCATCAGTACCAAACTCATGTCCCCGTTCTTTAAGGATTAGTTGCACCAGCTGATACTTGTTCAGGTCCGGAAAATCATCCCCCCTGAGGTTGGCTTCTTTTTTGGCTCGCTCCACTTCCCGCGATAGCTTGAGGTCGGCAAGCATCTTCTCTGCGCAGTTGACTGCATCCCTGGCAAAACGATCTTTAGAGAGAATATCATGGAAGATATTAACTATGTAGTCGGCAGCATCATCAAGCAGGTTGAGAGAACAAAAGAGTTTCTGGCTAAACGTTCCTGTTGCAGAAGAAAGATAAAATCGCCAGGATCTGCCATCCGTTAGCACTGTGATCGAGGCTGTGTTGTAATAGTTATATTCCTGAAGCTGCTCTTCAGAACTCTCGATGTTTCCTTTGAGTTTGCCCACGGCTTTCAGCTCGAAAAACACATCCGGGGTTCTATCTTTCAGATTGCTATGGAATAAAGCTACATCAACGCTGCCTTCTCTGCTTTTCATCTTGATGGGAAACTCTGCGTAGAATTCCTGGGGGTTCCATACATCCCAACCCAAAGCTTGGCAGATACGAGCCACAATCCCGATACGGACGTGTTCTTCTTTCTCGAAGGAACCACTTTCCAGCTTTGCTCGCAGGTCTTCAATGATCTTTTTCACCTATCCCTCACTATCAAATCAGTTTTTTCAACTATTTAGCATAAGCCATAATTGTCAACCCTAAAAAGTGTCTCATCCTTGCTCATCCTGATTTGTCAGCATACAGGGTAGTGCTTTCCTGGCTCCGGATCAATGATCACATCTGGAACCAAGGAGATAGCATGACCGAAGCGTTGATGAACCGAATCAAATCTCAGTTAGTCAGACATGAAGGTCTGAGACTGAAGCCATACCGCTGTACGGCAGGCAAACTGACCATCGGTATTGGCCGCAATCTCGATGACCGAGGCATCTCCCAGAAAGAGGCTTATGCCATGTTAGAGCGAGATATTCAGGACTGCGAGCAGTGGCTGATCGATGAGATACCTGAGGTTTATAATAAGCTCGATGAGGTTCGCCAGTCGGTGCTGCTAAACATGTGCTTCAACCTTGGAATCAAGGGTCTCCTTGGCTTCAATAACACTCTGGCATTTATCGGTGCCGGAGATTGGGAACGAGCAGCCAATGGCATGCTCGCATCCAAGTGGGCTAAACAAGTGGGAATGAGAGCCATTGAGCTCTCCGAGATGATGAGGAAAGGTCAGTGATCCCCATCCCTGTCGAGACCGATGCAATGCTCTCTATACTCAACCTTCCCAAGGAGATGTCCAACAATGGCATATTCAAGGAGCATCAGGGACTGGTGCTGGAAGTGATCCATTCCCTGGTACTGCAGGAGCACTATGATCGGGCAACTCACGATGACTTACCGGAAGAGGAGCCTTTCCTGATTTCTTTTCGTTTTGGATTCTGTTTTCTGATGCTACACAGTACATGTGAGTTTCTCAATTTGAAGACCCTGGGCGAGGGAATAGTCAAGACCGTAGGTTTAGACCAGTCTGCCACCGAACTGCTCACAGGGGGCGAAATAGACGCATTCAAAGCCAACCTTGAGCTGAGAGCACTTACCATCCTGCAAGCCTATCTCAATCCTGCCGGTCTTGATCGACTGAGTGAACTCAAGCCCAGACAGCCTCGCCTGATCCGGGTAGGAGTGATCTGATGCCTGATCGTGATTTTACTTCTCCTGAGGAACTGATGATCGAGATCTACCGTGCTATCTATACCGCATTGGAGAGCAGACTACATCTGATCGGTTCGGTTATTGATGCCGAGTCCCGCAAAGAGATCCTGGCACAGCAGATCTATGACAAGGGTGACTTCTATGGCAATACCGGCTATCTGCTCCAGACCACCGATACAGCCATGATCCTGAGAGTAGGCTCCAATGTGAAGCATGAGCCTTTCGTTTTGGGCGGTAAAGTGCCTTCCTGGACTCCGATCGCTCCCCTTATAGCCTGGGTCGAACGCAAGCACCTGTCTTGGACCGATAAAGAGACAGGTAAAGCTCTGACCGTAGCCGAGATCGCCTATCTCATCCGGGGCAAGATCAAGCGGGAAGGCATTGCCGCTCGTAATGTGTTCGCTTCAGTCATCGCCAACCGGGAGCAGTGGATCTATCAGCAGTTGAACGATATTGAGGTGAGCCTGTGACCGCTCTTGAGAAGTACCAAGCCGAACGCAACCGCATCTCCGAAGCACTGAATCTTGCTGGGGTGGCTGAGATCCTATACAACAAGGACAACATCCCCAAGAACCTGCCTTGCGCCATCCTGATCCTCGATTCCGAGACAGGTAAGCATGGCACATCCCGCCAGTATGTGGATACCGATATCGCCTGGACAGTCTTCATGATCGTCAATGCCCAGAATGTATCCGATCCAGACTCTGATCTATATTCACTCAAGGAGAAGTTCCGGAGCTACTATCAGAAGCTGATGAACCGGGACCTGCCCAGTATCGAGTATTACACCAGCAGGATAGACGGCACCAGACTAGTCAGGATCGCCAAGATAGATCTATTGAAAGCTGGCACTGGAGCGGGCTCATGAGAGTGATGCGTATAGGTGCCTATAACCTGGCAATCAGCTCCGCATCTGATCTCCTGGAGACCAAGTACAAGCCGGAACCCATAGATCTATCCAAGTATCAGCGGATCGGCAAGCAACTTGTAAGTAAAGCTGCCGAGACTAAGAAAGTGGTGTCGCAGCCCTACTCGATGAGCAATCTGCTCAATCTCCTGGATACCGATGAATACCACTCCGGCTGTATCGATGCCCTGACCATGGCGACCATCATGCAGTTTGACTGCAAGAACAGCCAGGTAAAAGCATGGATGGAAGCCGCCGAGTTCCCTGCCTGTGAAGATCAGACCACCATACTGGCAGAACTGATGAAGTTCTATCTGGCCTGTGGGAACGGCTTCCTGATCAAGATGCGGAACGCTCAGGGCCAGTGGATGGGACTGGAGCGCATGCTGCCATCTGAAGTTCAGATCGTAGAGAACTATGACGAGTTCGGCTTCTTCAAACCCAACTATATCCAAGTGAAGAACAACCAAAAGAAGGACTTCGCTTACGAGGACATCATCCACGTGAAGAAGTCAACCCATAGATCAAACGCCTGGGGCCTGGCCTGTCTGCCCATCGCCATCAACATCGAGATCTTGGGTGAGATCAAGACCTTCGACTACAACAACTTCAAGAATGGCCTGATGATCGACTACTTCGTGATTGTGGAAGGCGGTACCCTTAGAGACGGAACTGTCACTGACGATCAGGGTAATGAGGTAATGACTGATGCCTACACCGAGATTGAGAAGGCTCTTACTGAGGTCAAAGGTAATGCCAAGAGCCACTCCACAGTGCTGATCGAGAGTGAAAGCCGGGATGTGAAGATACGCCTTGAACCACTCAGACAGCAAGACCGGGAAGGTGGCTTCTTAGGACTCAAGAAAGATCTCAGGGAAGGTATCCTCGCTTATCACAGAGTACCTGCCAGGATCGTCTCTCAACTCATTCCTGGGCAGCTGGGTGGCGATAACAGCAGCGATATGCGGATGTTCTACCAGTTCGTGGTCAGACCGCTACAGAACCGACTCGCTTTAGCTCTGGCGAACGAGTTCAACTTCGACTTCGGCTGGAACGTAAAGCCGGAAGACTTCAACTTCGGCAACCTGACTGAAGTTCTGCAAACCGCTGATGAACAGCTCTTCATGCAGAACAGGAACCTGTAGGCTTCGGGGCGCAATAACTATGCACAACTACATAACTGACAATCAACAACAAGGAGGTAGCGTGAATCGTAAACGCACCATTCAAAAGGGAGAACTTCGCAACGTGGAAGTCGAGTTAGTCTCGCTTCTTTTCGATGAGATGACTCCCGCCAATCAGAAGGGCTTTGTGGTCAAGAATGCTTCCGGACGAAGCTTTGAACACAAGATCAACTCGACCAAGTTCAAGAGTGAAACGAGTGGCACTCAGGGACGGCTTTACGTCACTCTAATGGAACCCAATATCCACGATTCCCAGGGCGATTACTACACCCGGGAAGAGATTCAGAAGTCCTGTGATCACTTCGCCAAGCATGGCCTTGTGGGCAAGTGCGATGTGAATCACAACATGCAACCCGTACCGGAGTTTACCGTAGTCGAGAACTACATCCTCAAGACCAGTGACAGAGAGCATTTCCCCGATGCTAAAGTCGGCTCTTGGGTGCAAGTCCTCAAGTGCGAAGACCTCAACTCGGAACTCTGGCAGAAGGTCGAGAAAGGCGAGTTTAACGGTGTCTCTATCTACGGACGAGCCGATGACTACCGCAGTGCGGAAGCGAGTCTTGCCGAGATCAAGAATGAACTGAATAGCCTGCGTAAGGTAGCGGAGCACAACAACAACTCCGAGCTGCAGAAGGGCATCACTGCCATCACTGAGAAGATCAGTGAACTGGAGAAGGGTAACCCCAACCTCCAGCTTGGCGATGCCATCCACAGCATCGAGAAGAGCCTCAAAGACCTCTCTGTCACCATGAGCAGAGCTATCTCCAAGAGCATTCCCGGTGAGCCTGATGCTAACCAGTCCAATGTGGATAAAGAGGTCACCATCGACGGCAATAAGATCATGGTCAAGGCTGCTCATCGTGAGATCTACAAAGGCATCTCCGATGTGGACTCCGGCAAGGCCATGAACATCCTGACAGCCAACACCACCAGCCTCTTCATCGATGAGGTGATTGGATCGCAGCCCGGGGATACCCTCTCGGATATCTCGGTCCTGCCACTCCTCAAAGACGAGAAGATTGACGTCGGCTTGATCGATGACCTGGTTTTCAAGAACTCCCTCGATGGAGCTCTGACTGCTCAAAACGTCTCTACTGCCGACCTCTCGGTCCCCACCGGGATACTCAATGCCGAGTTCACTCTGGGACGTGATGTGGTCGAGTTCTACAAGGATAAGTACGGTGAAGATGCCTTTGGAGCCTATGTGGAGAACCACATTGCCAAGAAGACAGAGAAAGCCATCCGTCTGCTTCTCTTCAAGGGTGATCGAGCCTCTGCCACTGCTAAGATCAAGGCTCTGGATGGAGTTGTCAAACTGGCTACTACCGCCACCGACGTCACCAACCTCTCCAAGACCACCTACACCGACTGGGCGAAGCGCTTTGAAGCGGCTCTCCTGGCCTTCTCTGACGAGATGTTGGAAGAGCAAGAGAACTTCAAGTTCTACGTAGCTCACAAAGACCTGATCCGCATCCGGGCCGAACTCGCCAAACGGGAGACCGGAGCCGGAGACAGACTGCTGCTCGAAGGCGGCAACGTGTCCTTTGCGGGTATCCCCGTAAAGCCCCGTCTCATGGATGCCGATTACATCATCGGCGGTCTGCCCAAGTTCATTATCGTCGGCTATCGCACCGATGCCGAACTCAAAGTCGAACACCACGGAAGCGATTGGAAGTACCACTGGTACATCCGCATTCGGCCCGGCATCACCTA